TGTATTATATAGGTGGTGTTCCCCCACTATAATCTATCCTATCAATTAAAGGAGGAGATATGGAAGTTAGAGTATGTCCAGGGTGTGACCGGGATTTCCTACCGTCTACGTGCGAGTTTCACTGCGGTCCGGTGTGCTGTCGTAAGATGCAGTGTCGATTCGCTAAGCCACACAGGGCCAGTCAACGTGAGAGTATGCAGACGCAGAAGCGGTGCATCGTCTGTGGGGCTCATGGTGACTGGTTCAAGAAGTTCGCTCCGTGCTCTGAGAATTGTAGGAAAGCGTACTTTACAACGACGTATGAGGGCCGGCAGTGGGGATGTTATGAGCACCACCCAACAAAGCCCGAGCGGTATCACGTTAAGTATTGCTGCCTGGAGCACTACAACTCCATAGAGTATGGGCACCTCGAAAAAATGCGCCGAAAGTGGCGGAAGCACGGCCGGCGGACCGGGAAGTTCCGCTACAACTATGCTCGGGAGCTAAAGGAACACGGCGGAAAGCTGTAGGGCTTGACAGGGCGGGGCGTATGACAGATAATAGAGGCTGCGGGGTAGAGCAACGGTAGCTCGACAGCCTCATACGCTGTAAATAGTGGGTTCGACTCCCACCCCCGCTACCAAGGAGCTAATATGCCACACATCGGGACCCACAAAGCCGCCAAAATGTCCGCTGAGAAGGCCAAGAAGATGCTGAAAGAGGGTCGGGCCAACGGAAGGCCCCTCACAGCGGCTCAAAAGCGCTATTTCGGTTGGATTTCCGGCGGTAGAAAGCCACGAAAGGGCTAATGCCCACTTACGAGTACCTCTGTGAGGACTGCAGCGTCAGCAGAATGGTCAAAAGGGACTTTTTGCACCTCTCAAAGGTGCGTTGCACCCATTGCCACAAGCTGATGAGGCGTATTTTCGAGCCGGCGCCCGCTATTTTCAAGGACGGCGGCACCGGAGCCCGGCGGAAGGGCTAAATGGGCGAAATCGCGGTTAAGGACCTGCTTTTCGACCCCGCGATGGAGCGGGAGTGGATAGAAACGTTCCTGACCATCCCCAACGAGCTTGGACAGACGGTAGAGTTCAAGCTCACTGCCCAACAGCAGCTTATGCAGACCTACCACACGGGTAGGGACATCACCGTCAAGGGTAGGCAGACCAGAGCCTCTTCGGACATCATGGCGCGGAACGTGCGCCGGATGACTACTGCGTTTGGCCTTAACTGCGTTGTCGTCACTCAGACCGACGAAATGACGCAGATGTTCCGTGCCAGAATCAAGCACCACCTCGTAGACCTCGCAAACGCGAATATGCCGTTCGATTTCATCACCGACAACGACTACGAACTCGTTATCGGCCAACGGATGCACAATCGCTTCATCTGGGCGTCCGCACAGCAACAGGCCGGAAAGCGGGGTGTGCAGACCGCTCACATCGTTCATGCCAGCGAGGTAGCCCACTGGCCGGCCGGCCGGGACCGGCTCATTATCGGCGGTTTGCTGCCGGCCTGTCCTCCACCCCCATACGGCTGGTTTGACATTGAATCCACGCCAAACGGCGCCGAGGGGCTGTTCTATGACTACGTGATGAAGTCCCGGCTGTTCGACCCGATGTCAGAGTGGTCGGCGCATCTGTACGAGTGGTGGCACGAGAAGACCTACCACATAGATTCGTACCGGGAATCGGGCCTGTTTGATGTGGACGCCATGCTTCGGGACTTCCAGCCTACGGACCTGGAGCGCCGGCTCATGTCAGACCACGACCTAGTGCCGGGCCAGATTCTATGGAGGCGCATCAAGCGTGCGTCTCTGCTCAGCACGGGTGCGCTGTTCGAGCAGGAGTACCCCGAGAACCTCAACGACTGCTTCCTGGCCGCTGGGGAATGTTACTTTGTTGACTCCGAGTTCGACCACATCAACTACTACCGCACCGAGATGATACACGCCCCGGCCTTTGTGCTGACCTCCCTTAGCTACGGCGCGAACACCGTGGAGTTCCGAGGCGGGATGCTCAACGTCTGGGAGGCGCCGGTTCCGGGCAAGAGCTACGTCGCCTGGCTCGATACAGCTACGGGGCAGTCTGAGGACTACTCCACCATCGGGGTGCTGGACGTGGCAGCGAACCACGTTGTCGCCGCGCTGCGCGTGCGTACCACGCCCGAGAGGTCGGGCGCGATGGCCTGCGCGGTAGGGCACTACTACAACAACGCCTACCTGGGCATTGAGCGCAACTCTTACGGGCTCTCCGCGTTGTCCGTTGCGCTCAACGACCTGCGCTACCCGAACCTTTATTACGATATTGTCAACGAACCATCAAAACCGTCCTGTGGGTGGTATACAAGTTCGACAAATCGTGATAAGATGTTAGGGGGACTACGTGCCGCGTTCTTCGGCCACACCCTGATTTTCCACGACGCGGTAGCCCTCATGGAGATGGGAGCGTTCACTTGGCAGAAGGCCGGCAATTCGTTAAAGGCTCAGGCTAGGACGGGAGCGCACGACGACATGGTAATGACTCTGGCAGGACTCCTCGCAATAGCTCCGTATGCACCGAAGCGGACTGTTTCACTAACCGGGGGTGATTCACAGGTTGTGGAACAGCACCAGAACTGGATGATGTAATGGCAAAGAAAGCTGAATCCACCATTGACGCCACGGCTCTCGCTTCGGTCATCCAACAGAAGCTAGAGCTAGGTAAGCGGTACTGGCAACCACTGCACGACCGCCAAGACTACTGGCTGAACATGTACCTCCTTTTGGACCTGCTTCAGCAGTCCAAGCCGATTGGATTCAGACGGTTCATCACCAACGACCCGCGCGTCGCTATCGACAAGGCTGTCTCCATTCTCACTACGAATGATGCGTACTGGCGCATAGATACGCCTGCCGGCCAGATACAGCCGGACGAGCGTAAGGCTATCGGCAAGATTGAGCGCGCCCTCGCCGGTATCGTTGACGATGTTGACGAGCAGTTCTTGCTCCGGGGCGAGATGCGCCTATGGAAGCAGGTTGCGTGGTACGCTCTGATGCGCGGCTGGATTTGGGGCAAGTTCCACATCACGACCTGGGCTACGGACAACGGCTGGCCCAGCCCCCTCATTGCTGAGATGTATGACCCCCGGCAGGTCTACCCTGTATTTGACGGGTTTGGCCTGTCTGAGTTCCTTGCAGAGAAGACTACGACCCTTGCGGACCTCAAGAACTTCTACCCGGAGGCTCTTTCCGACCAGGACCTCAAGGGCTTCGATGACAACGCCACGTGCGACAAGGTGGAGTATTGGTCTAATGACCGTCCGGGGCGCAAGGGAGTTACCGGGACGCTGGTTTCCGTCAGTCCCAGCGAGGGCTCCAATCCCCTCAAACCTGTGTCGGCTTGGTTGATTGAGCCCAAGGAGCACGGCCTGACGCCGGAGCAGTTGCCCGTCGTCGGTGTGCCGGTTAATGGCATCCCAATTCGCACGAAGCCGGCGGCACTTGCTCGCGTAAGCGAGAACATCAGGGTGCGGGCAACGATGCTCGGGATGACCGCCCCCACCTGGAATGACCCGTCCGGTTGGGTAGCGGAGAGCGGACGCGGCCTTCTTAGCGCGGTTGAGGAGAACATTCCTCAGTACAATGAACTCGTGGCTACCGCTCTCCAGCACTTCAGCATCGGCACGTTCGGCCAGTGGGCCTTCCACACCATCTCCGGTGATGTGCCGAAGTTCCAGGAGGGGATGAACCAGAAGATTCCTCTCCGCATTGGTGAGTCTGCTGAGCGCTTCGAGCCCCATCCTATCGACTCTGACGCCTGGCGCCTGCTGGACATCTTGAAGGATGAGAGGCAGCGGGGCACGCTCGCTGACATCATCCAGTCCGCCAGCGGCTTCACCGGCACCGGCATCCTGTTCCAACAGGTTATCGCTGCGGCGAGGAACGGCATCGAGGCGTACAACGTGGGCCTAACCGATTTCGGGCGGCTGATGGGTAGTCACGTTCTTGCTCAGTTGCAGGCGTCGAAGAACCTACCTACCATGTCCCTGGTGGTGCGGTCCCGGCGCAGCTACTTCCGTGTTGAGTTCGACCCAAAGGCCGACCTTGGCATTCGGAAGTACAAGCCGCTTCCTATCTTCAAGCCGGCCCTCCCCGAGGACCTGCTCATCAAGGCACAGATTGCTCGCATCCTGCTCGACCCGAGGCGTCCGCTCATGTCGCTGATTACGGTGCTCGACCAGGTGTTCCAGTTGGATGACCCCGAGGGCGAGATTTCCCGCATCTTCGAGGACATCGCCAACCTCGACCCCGTGTTCGTGCTAGAGCATGTGGCCCAGGCCCTTGAGAAGGCCGGCCAGCACGAGTTCGCCGCGCGGATACGCCAGGTCGAGTTTCAGAAGGCGTTTGCCGAGGACGTTCAGAACAGGCAGATGGCAATGGCGGCTGAGTCAATGGCCCAGCCGGGTCCCGGCCCAGAAACGGGTGCTCCTAGCGCCACGGGCGGTGGACAGCCTCGGCCGGGTCAGGGACAGCCTAGTGAGGGTGGTAGCAACCTCGGATTGCTGGGGATGTAATGATTATCGGACCTGAAGTAGCAGACCGGCTTGTACGAGATACATTCGGCTTCGGTAAGAAGGCCGATGCGCCTATCCCATCTGAGGATGAGAAGAAGGTCCATATGCCTAAGACCAGTGCGGAATTGCAGAAGTGGCTCAAGCGGGCCAGAAGGAAACTATAATGCCTCCCAAACCAACACCAACTCCTGTCCCTGGTGAGACCCCTACTGGTGACGGTGAGACCGCAGCGGAAATGGCCGCTAAGCTTGCCGCCGGTGGAAGTGGTACGTTTGGTCGTGAGGAACTGCGGAAACTCTTTGCAGACCTCGGATGGGACGTTTCTGTGCCAGCTACGTTACCGGACCTAGAGGATGTTGGAAAAGAACTACGCACTACGATGGACCAGCTTACACTCGCCGAGAATCGTCTGGCGGCTGGATATGACACAAGTGGTGGGCTGTTCTCTAACATTACAGGCACTCTAGGTAGAGCCGTCAATCAGGTACAGGTATCAGGACTGCGGCAGAAAGTGACGAGCCTGACGGATGCCCTATACTCCTATGCCGGTGATGTGTTTGGGTCGGCAGGTCAGACCATTGTGAGTCGTACCCTTCGACCGCCCATACCCGATGTGACCAAGCTGCCCACAGCAGAGGAGTTCCTGGGGGGCTTTGAGGAGGCGTATGCTACGCACATTGAGGGGCTGAAGAAGAACGGTGGGCTGACCAACGAAGAGGCTCAGTTCGCCTATGATACGATGAGGAACGAGACCTATCAGAAGTACATGGCGAAGCTGGGTGAGTTCGCCAAGTCTGGTATCAGTCCGTTCATTCAGAAGGAGGTTTCCCGTGAGGAGCGTGGCATTGGCGCCGGCACTGCTGCTGGTGCGGCCCTGGATAAGGCACTAGGACCGGGCGTTACTGAGCCCACGACTGTTACAGGTACGGGCGAAGAGGTCTCGGCGGCGATGGATAAGGCCGGTCAGGGCGTCCCCAAGGAGTTTACTACGGCCGCTCGGCTCTCACCCCTGGACTTCCTGAGCGAGGCTCTGTCCCCATCTGACATTAAGGTTAAGTACGCCGGGTCCCCGGAAGGCGCGTTGAAGAGTATTCGAGGGGCACCGGCTGGTTACACAGCGAATCCAAGGAGAGTTTAAAAATGGCAAGCGGAGGCGGAACTAGCAGTACACTTGCGGCCCTGGTGAAGGCCAAGGCTCAGATAGCCAAGACATCCGTTGCATTGGGCCTGTCGCCCAGGCCGCTTGCCGGCCCGATGCGTCCGATGATGCCGACGAACAACGCCGTGTCCCTAAAGCCCCCGAAGCTGGGCGCGGACATGCTGGCGGCTACACGTGAGTTCTTTAAGGGATTGTCCTAATGGGTCAATTTGACATGTTGGTTGAGGAAACGAAGCGGCTGGCGCGGGAAGCTGCCAAAGCTACGAACCCTCAACTGAAGCAACAGTTCCGTAAGCAGGACCAGCCGCAGGTCCCCGCTCCGCGCCCGGAGTTGGACTCTCGGGCTGAGTACGACGCTATCGTCGCTCGGCGGGCTCGTGAGGAGCCTCTACCTACCCCTGTTGTGCCGGCTATGGAGAAGTTCCGTGCGGTTGAGCAGGCACAGCAGCCGGCTGCTGCACCCCCCGACTTTGTGCCTCCTGACCTAAACGCGGGTGACCCAGCGGTCAACCAGCAGTTATTTCAGGACTTTAGTGCCCCGTTCCTTGCACGAAACCCCGAGATAGGCAGCAGCGCCGGCCTAGATGAAAAAGACTTAGGGGGACTGAGCAACCTGTACGCCGCCGGCCGTTTTGTGGCTAGTCAAATAGAGTACGTGGGCAAGTACAGCCAATCATATATGCAGGAAGTTAGTTCTGCTAGGGACAGTGCATTTGGTCGTATGGCAGACATTACGGACGCGGATATAGATGAAGCGCGTCGGCGGTACAATGCCGGGGAGCGCGGCATATCACCAGAGTCTATAGCGGCAGACCGGGCTAAAAAGGATATGGAAGTGTACCCGGTCCTCAACTACAAAGCGGCTCAACAAGCCGTCTATGATGAAGTCAAGGAGGAACAGGGCGGCAACACTATGGCTTGGCTGTCAGCGCCGGAGAACACGCCCGAGTTGATTCGGAGGATTGCCGAAAAGACTCTTGTGCCTCCAGAGCGGCCCTCTTCCTTAGTAGAGAAGGCGGCGGGGGTGATTGGCAAGGGCCTTGGCTCCTTTGACAAGATGCTTCTGGACTATGAGTTGTTCGGTGAAACGTCGGACATTTTTGGGCTTCCCCATACGGGTCTATCGTTGGGGCACGGACGAGAGATGGGTCAGGCAGGGGTAGAGGCTACGGCCCTTCCTGATTCGGTGAAGCGGATTTTCAACTCTGCCATAAACACCGGCACGGACCCACTGTTTCTAATGACTATGGCTATCTGGCCCGCCGGCTCTATTGCTAAAACAATAAGGATGGGCACAGAAATTGCTCTGGGTGGAGCAGCTGGCGAGGAGATAGCTCCCAATGTGGGCTTAACAAAAACACAAGGGCAGATTATTGGCGCCTTAGGAGCCATGAGCGCTGACGCTGCCATAAGAATGGCTACGGGCTGGCTGAGCCCTAGCGCTCTTGCGGGGGAAGCGGCTGTAGAAAAGCCGTTTAATACGGGCTCCGCAGTGGACCTCCGCAAGAATCTTATGAAGCGCCCCTACTCTGTTGTGTCTCCTAACATTGACGAGTTGAGTTGGACACCGGCTCGGCAGTTAGAGGAAGCCAACAAGCTCGTTAAGCGGGCGAAGACCGAAGGTATTAACGGCCGTGTCTACCCCAATGCTGAGGTGGTAGACGGCGCCTACTACGAGAATGGACTCAAGGCTGAGAAGTCTGTGTTCTTCCCCGGTATGAACGCCACAGATGCCGCCACCCTCGGTGCTGAGCTTCGCCAGAAGTTCGTTATGGTTCCAGAGGGCCGGCTAAATGTTAGCACTGGAGAGCTTAACCCTATCCGTGGCGAACCCTTAGTTGGCAACGACCTTGCACTTGGGGACGGAATCACTCAGTTTAAGAATGGCCTTGCATACAGCCAGCCTATAGACTTTGAGACTGTAGTGCCGTATGGCGGGGCCGCTATTCCTTTGGAGCAGCCTGCTGCTGCTGGCGCCCTGGAAACCATGTATCACGGTACTTCCACAGGAAAGGTGGTTCCCGGCAAGGGTGGCGTCTGGGTGGCCCGTAGGCCGGCCACAGCCGAGACCATCGCCAAAGCTTCTGGAAAGCTGGTGGGCGGAACGCCCGAGACGCTGAAGGTTTCGGTGCCGGCGAATATGAAGATTGCTTCGGAGGCCGAGACGGACGCCATTCGACGGGGGGCTGGCCTAGCCAAGGGGGACTCTGACGGGCTTGCCAATGCGGTACGTGAGCAGGGCTATGACGCCTACGACGCTGGTATGGACCGCATCGCCATTGTCAACCCCGATGTAATCGTCCCCCACGACCCTAATGTAGTCACGCTTGGCGACAGGAGGTTCAAGGTCTATCACCCCGATTCCTACGAGGCGTTGAAGGAGGGTGTAGGGACAAACTGGCTGCTCCGTCGCGTGTGGCGCCGGATATATCAGATAGGTGGTAGGGTGCCAGGACTGAGGCGCACCATCATACCCTTCAACCCGCAAGCTCTCCTAGACGAGCCCATGGCACTGGACTTGGCTGCTCGCAACGCAACCGTAGATATTGCTGCGGCTACTAACAAGATGAACTGGAGCCGACTTGTGGTGCAACCTCGGTCGGGTTGGTTGAACCGCGCCATTACAAAGGACGTGAGCGAGGTTGGACTTACTGCGGAAGGTCGAGCCAACACGTCAGCCTGGTATGTTGAGAATGGACGCACTTACGCGACTCAGAACGACATCCTCTCATTTGGTGGTAAGTATTACACAGCGCCAGGAGAGGCTGCAATGTCCCAGATAGACCTGGACTACATTAGTCTTGAGCACCAGATGTGGGACAGTTATGTAGCCCACCTTGAGGCTGTTACTGGCACGTCGCTGAAGAAAATTGCAGGTATGCCAGAGGGGTGGCATTGGGTTCCTCGTGGTCCACAGGTAGGGAAGCGGGGTGTAGAGTTTGTCGAGAACCTCTTTGGCCGTGGGGGTAGAGTCGGCGGTGGAAGTAGCTTTACGAAGACTCGTATCTATGAGTATCAGGCCGCGTTTAAGGCGAACGGTGGCAACATTGGTGCAGACCACTTTGATGTCATAATGTCAACAATGAACGGTATGCGCCGAATGGAGGATGATTTCTACCTGACAGAGATTGCTGAGAAGTACGGCAAGCAGATTAGCGAGCTTGTGTCTCCTGAGCTAAAGGTAGATGTAAAGATTGCTGCTGCGTACAGGACGTGGGATGAGCGCCTCGTTGAGCACATTACAAAGCAGATGAAGGACCTGAGCACCAAACGCACGTTCCGAGCCCTGCGCCCTATTGCCGGCGAACCTCCTGATGCTTTCTACTCTGAAACGGCCGGTAAGGTACAGGATATTGTGGATAGGTATACCGTAGAGGCAGAAGCGGCCCGTGCAGCTAGAGCCGCCAACCCGCGTGTGCGAAACCTTAACCCTCCGCAGTCGGAACTGAATAGGATTGCTGCCCCTTATAAAGTCGAACTAAAGGACCTCTTGGACGCTGCTAAGGCACGGCAACCAAACGCGATGAAGAGGTACATGGCCGCTAAGCGGGAACTTCAGGCTGACTACGATAGACTACGGAGCGGAGTAGCAGGTCCCGAGGAGCGCGTTAAGCCCCAGGTTTTCCCCGGACACGAAAACTTCCCGGAGGATTCCTTTGCGTTTGCTCAAGTACCTCCTACACAGTGGCCTAAACTGTCTGGCTACGTGTTCCCAAAGGACATGCTTGAGCGTCTGAGCAAGGTGATGAACGACCAAGGAAACACAATTACGGCCGCTATTCAGAAGCTCAATGACTTCCCCCGGACCTTTCAGGCCGGCGCCGACGCAAACTATCCGTTTATCCAAAGCCTACCGCTGCTGTTCCGAGACTCAGCAGCGTGGGGCAAAGCTGTTGCTCGCTCTTACGGGACGGCCTTTGGCACTGACCCAGCAATGGGCATAAAGTATATGCTGTCCCAGGCGGATAAGTACCCTGAGCAGTTTGCGGCTTTCCTGAAGTGGGTCCGGCAGATGGGTGACCAAGAGTATTTCCAGTCTGCCCGTCAGGGTGGGTATCTCTACAAGATTCCGGGCATCGGCCACTGGTATGGTAGGATGGCACAAGGCTTCGATACCATGCTGGATGTCGGCCGCTGGGAATACTGGAAGGGTATCTACGCAAAGGCCAAGACAGACGGCGATTTTGAGTCCCTTGGTGCCGTGACGCGGGACCTGCTCGGTACGACAAGTACACGCGGCCTGGGTGTATCTATGACGCAGCGCCAGATTGAGGGCGGTATCCTTATGTTTGCTCCCCGGTATACCCGGTCGGCCTTTGGTCTTCTTGCCTGGGCGATGGAGCCGGGCGTTGCCGGCGGCGAGGCGCGGCGGGCTCTCGCTGACTTCATGGCGGGGGGAACAATTCTCTATACAGCGACCTGTATGGCTCTGGGCCAAACACCTCAGCTTAACCCATTTGAGGCCGGTTTCATGTCAGTACGTGTTGGAGATAACTGGCTCGGCATGGGTGGTATCTTCCGGTCGATGCTGCGGTCCTTTGTCTGGTCCATAGATACTGCCATCAATGACCCGAGCAAGTTCTATGACCCACGACAATACCTAGACAATCCGGTGTTTGAGTTCTTTCGGTCCAGGTCTGCGCCAATAACCACTAAGCTCATTGATGTTATCTCCGGCAAGGACTTTATTGGTCGGCCTACCCGGTCTGACTGGCCGGACATCATAAATACTAGCCGGCGTATGTTCATGCCGTTCGGCATCGACACTATGCTTGATGCGAAGGGTGCTATGCTTCCACGGATGGGAGCCATTCTAGGCGAGTTCTTCCTCGGCAGGTCAACGGCTGTGTCTTCGGCGCAGCTTCGTGATGAGGCAGCATACCGCTACGCACGGGCGCAGGGGCTTACGGTGCATGACGTTAATACTGGACAGGAGCGTCCGCCCAAGACCTACCGGGAACTTACGGCCGACCAGCGCATTGCCTTTGACCAGGCCGAGCCAAGTTACACGAAGAACGTACAGGGTAATACCAAGGCGATGGAACGTGCCTGGGCTGCGATGGATAAGGTCTCTAAGGACACAGAGGCGCAACTTGCTTCTATATCCCAGGTATATAATGACTCGAACAGCCCTCACTATCAGGACGGTACATGGTATAGAGCCGCGAGAGGAGATGTACTTCAGACCGCTCGTATTCAGCGTGAAGCCTTCTTTGATGCAAACCCCGCCGTAGAGCGTAACCCTACTACACAAGAGCAAAAGTGGGTAACGAGTTACAACGAAGAGGTTATCAAGGCGTCTCTTGACCCCTCAACGGGTATGACAGACTGGTCACTTCAGGAACAGTTGGACCGAATATGGCGCCGGGATAACGGGTTGGATGCAGCAGCCGTGGTTGACAACGACTATGCTGCCTCCATGGATGACACGGACAGGCAGTTCCGGCTCGACCGGCTTGCTCTTCAGCCTTACTACGACTTTGAGGACTCAGCCTGGTCACAGGACTTCCTGTACGGTCCCGACCCGGTTGCCCTACCCATGCTCACCAATGGTCAGAAGCCCCTGAACTTCCGCTCCTCTGGTGAGTACCGCTCGGCTCTTCGGGCGGACCTCTATAAAGAGATTCAGGAGAACGGTCTAGGTGCCTTTGCCGGCCTTCCTGCCTCTCAGGGCGGCGAGTCTTTGGGCAACACCTTCCCCGGTAAGTTGTCAGATACACAGATACGTAGGGTGTCGAACATTCTGTCTACATTATTCATGCAGCCTTACTATGACAAGTTGGACCCCGTTGTTACCGAGTACCTAAAGGCAAATCCGAAGTTTCTAGCGCCCCTTCTGGCTTGGGACTACAAGCCAGGCTCCATTGCTACGGACCCGTATTTGCCATAGTCAACCAGATGTGATACAATAGTACAAGGAGGAAACTGTGAGTCCAGAATCTTCTGTGGGTAAAGTTGAAGAAGTCGTGCCAGGTTCGGAGAATGACCCGTTTTCCAAGAACTACGTGTCTCCCGCTCCGGTCCAGCCCGCCCCTGATGCAAAGCCCCCGGTGAGCCAGCCGGACGAACTCAAGCCCTCGGGCGCCGTCGCCGACATCGCTGCGATTCTAGCCAGCGAGGAAGGCCAAGCGGCAATCGGCAAGCAGGTTGAGGACCGCCTCGCCAAGGCCCAGAGCGGGCTGAACAAGAGGGACGCGCTCTTGACCAAGCAACTAGAGGAGGCGAAGAAGGCACAAGAGAAGCAAGAGACCGAGATGACCAGACTACGGCGTGAGGTCGAAGTCGCTGGGATGTCTAAGGAAGAGAAAGAGGCTCTCCAGCAACAGTGGAACTACGATGACGCTATGAAGGATGTGGAGAAATCCCGCCTGAGCGTCGCGGACTACCACCGGCACGTTGAAGCCCTACGTTTGGTCAACGAGTACGGCACCTACGGGTTCACCCCTGAGATGATAGAAGACGACGATTCCCTAGAGGACATGGAGGTTAAAGCCCTCCGTGCAAAGGCCGACTTCTTCGAGGGTGGTGGGAAGCCCGCAGAAAAGCCGGCCGGTCCTGCTGCTGCTAGTGCTGCTTCTGACCTCGGTGGTGCTGGTCCTGCGCCCAAGGAGTTCAAGCTCGGTACGGGCCAAGGCATTGATGCGATGTCCGCCAACCTAAAGGCTCTGATTGAAAGACCGGAGCAGTTTAGATAGGAGTTCGTTACCATGCCAGGCTCAATCGTTACCCTGAGAACCGCAGGTGTAACCGCTGGTTACCCTGTACCCATTGACACCAACATCAAGGTTCGGGCCGTAGACGACCTGCTCCTCAACATGAGGGACAACTCTACGGACCTACTGAAGCTGTGTGGTGGACCGAGTTCGTTCACGTTCAACAACACCACCTACGAGTGGACCACGGATGACCTGTGGAACCGCCGGATTACCGGCTG